CCAAAGATACTGCCGAAGATGTCTACGATGCCCTGCCATGCCAGGCTCCAGTCTCCTGTAAAGACGCCGGTGATAAACTCGATGAGCCCCGTAAATACCCCGATAGCCGTGTTGACAGCGACCCCGACGATTTCCAGGGCCGTCGTCAGTGCGCTCGTCAGCACGCTGGCCAAGGCTACAATGGCTGCATAGGCTACGCCACCCAGGACGCCGACGATTAAATCGGACAAGGCGTTTAAAACGCCGAACAGTGTCCCGCCGCCTCGGTTAAACGCGGCGGTCATCGTGTTCCAGGCCGTTTGCAGGCGCTGGATGGTCGGCATGATGGCGTTTACGACGCCCATAAAAACTCCTTTGATAGTTTCCCAGAGCTTCGCAAAAAACGGCCCGATTTTGTTCCAGTTGCGATAAATCAGATAAGCCGCCCCGGCAATGGCCAGGACCACAAGGCCAAGCGGCCCCATCAAGGCCACGCCAGCGACACGTAACAACCGGAAGGCTTTCAGCGTCCCCGTAACGGCGGCTTGCAGTGCCTTATTTCGGATGGTGTTGCCGTGCAGGACGGCTCCAATGTCTCCGTACGTTTTGACTATCGTACCGGATATGGTCAGCACTTTCGACGCAGCAAACGCCAGCCCCGTAAAGCCTACGATCGCCTCGCCAATGCCGATGATGATGCTTTTCATCGCCGGCGACATGTTGGTAAATGCGTCAGCTACGGTTTTGATTGCCGCCGCGGCGCTCCGTATACTTGGTGCCATGGCCGACCCGAAAGAGATGCCCAGGGCCTCCAAGGAACTTTTCAGGGCATCGACGGACCCTTTCAAGGTATCCTGCATTTTCAAATAGGCTTCGTGGGAACTGCCGGCGCTGTCCGTGATATCGTCAGACATTTGCTGATATGCTTCCGGGCTGGTCTTAATCAGTGCCAGCAATCCGCTGTAAGCGTCTTCGCCAGCGATGGCCTTAGCAATCGCGACTTGCTGTGTATCGCTCAATCCGGCCATTTTACTGCGCAGTAAATCAACAGCGCCAGTCAATCCAATAAAACTTCCGTCGCCTTTTTGCAGGTCAGCCATAGAGATGCCTAACTGGTTAAACGCATCGCTTGCTGCCTTTGGCGGGTCAGCTAATCGTGACAAGGTCGAGCGTAACGACGTCCCGATGGTCGATGCCTCGATGCCGTTGTTGCTCATGATGCCCATGGCCGTGCTCAGTTCTTCGATGTTGATGCCCAATGCCGCGGCCGGGGCGCCGGCATACTGCATAGCTACGCCAAAATCTGCCATGCCTAATTTAGAGGCATTGGCAGCGGCCTGGACGACGTCGGCCACGTGGGTTGTACTGGCGGCGATGTCGCCGTTTTTCATGTTCCAGATAGACAGGGCTGACGTGACGACGTCGGATGTCGTCGCCATGTCTTCGCCCGATGCGATAGAGGCTTCGATGATGCCCGGCATGGCCCCGATGGTCTGTTCCGCATCAAAGCCGCCTGCTGCCAGGCGGTCCATGCCTTCGGCGACCTCGCGGGCCGTCGTCGGGAATTTAGCCCCCATCTGGGCCGCGGCGTCTTTCATTTTCTGCATCTCTTCGGCCGTGGCTCCGGCTTTAACGCCGGCCCCGGTGATGACAGAATCGAAGTCCATGAAGGTCTTGACGCCAATCGCGCCGGCCCCGGCGATGCCGGCGGCCAATGGCATCATACTACTGGCCAGATTGCCGACGCCCTTGCCGATGCTGTTCAGGTGCCGGCCCATGCCCTGGTTGGCTTTAGACGTCTGTTCCATTTCATCGCGTATTTTTCGTAGCCCATCGGTCACGTTATCGGTCAGTCTCATGACGACGTCAATAATTTCTGCCATGGTCAGCGCCCTCCCTTCGTCTTGTCTTCAATTTCTTTCTTCATCCGTTTTTCTTCTTCTATCTCTTTGAGCATGAAGGCCCGCAAAACGATGCGCTCCCCTGGTCCTGTTGCATAGTAGTCTGACGGACGCAGGTTATGCCTGACGTAATGCCAGAACATTTCCTGCACCTCTCCGTCAGAGCTGATTAGTTTTTTACAGCGTCAACCTGCTCTTCCGCCTTTTTGCTGTCAAAGCCGCACAGCTCGCTGATGATATTGGCAATGTCCTGGATTTCGCCGGCGTTTAAAAGCGTGTCAAACAAATCTTTTCTCGTGGCTGCACCGTAGTGTTTCAGTACGTCGCGGTTGTCAAAATCTTTGTTGGCGATGCCGTCGCAGAGCAGGCCCATCGTCAACTTGTACTGATCGACCGACGTTTTTCCGCCTTCAATTTTCATGCTATCGTCCTGGATTTCGCGTACCCGTTTATTCGGGATCTGTCGAAGATCTAAAACAAAGGGCTCGCCCAGGATAGCCGACAGCCGCTTCACTTCATACGATTTATGTTCTTTCTTTGTGATTTTTCCGGCATCTGCTGCCAGTAATGCATCTGCTAAATTCATTGTTCCTCTCCTTATTCACTCGCCGAATCGAGAATATCAAAGTCCGTAAAGGTAAAATCGTAGCTGTCTTCGGTCAGCTTCTGCGCTTCCCAGTCCATCAACGTCAGCTTGTCGAACGTTGCGTCATAGATGACGACCCGTTCGTCGCCGATAGCATCCGGGTCGGACAATTTCCCGATAAGCGTGCATACGGTCTGGTGCCCTTCTTTGATGTTGTCACTCATTTTGTCGATAAAAAACGACGATACGTGATTCATCTTGAGCGAGCCTTTTCCTTCCCAGCCCGTGACCTTATACTGCTTACTGCGCTTCTTGACCTGTTTGACTTCCTGCTTATTGAGGTTCACTTCGGCCTTGAACTGCTCTACCTGGGCCATTTTGGTGCCGTCAATCCACAGTTCTCCTTCGGTGCCGGACATAACCTGCTGCGCTTTCATCGAATCCATTGCGCGTCACCTCCTAGATATTAATGGGGAAATCGAAGTCTTCCATAGCGTCGAGGATCTTAATGTTAGCTGTCAAGAATACTTTCTTTTTCGTGTCCAGCTTCTTGATTGTCAGATCATCCATGTCGGCCAGCTGTTCTTTGGTGTATAAGTCGTGCTGGAGCTGGTAGTTTTTGACCGCTTCCACGTTGATGTCTACGTTCGAGTAGCCTTTTTCCAGCAGCCGGCCGTCTTCCAATTCTTTGAAATAGCCGTAGATGGCCGTAATCAGAATCTGCTTATTGTCGTAATCGTTTGTATATTTGCCAATGTACGAGTCTTCCGTGGTCTTGCGCAGGTCGTCATAGATGGCGTCCATAATGTCTACGCTCTTGATTGTCTGATAGGATTCCTGTTTGCCCTGGGTCGTCGTGACAAGGCTGTTTATGGCGCGGGACAGCTTGAATTTTTCGCCGTCGTACCAAACGAAGAGTTCGCCTTTATTGACCATTTCGTCGTTTTCGTCGAGCGTGTATTTGTCGCAGTCGATGACTTCCGGCAGCGGCGCATAAGTCGCCGAAATGGTCAGCGGCGTGCCGGCAATCAGCCCGGCAATACGTGGGATGTACTGGGCTCCTGTATAGGTCTTGCTGCCCGTGACGATGGTTGTATTGGAGAAATTAATGATTCCTTCGTAATCGCCGGCATAGCCTGGCAGGATGACTTTCGAGCGCTTGTGCTTATTGTCGCGGTTGGTCTTCATCCAGGTGGCGACGCTTTCGCACTGGGCCGTCGTAATGGTTGGAATCGCCAGGTAGTCCCAGCGGTCCGTAGCCAGTCCTTTCAGGGCGTTGGCAAACTTGTCCTCTTTAGAGTCGGCCGTTTCATCCTGGGGCATGAGATAGACTTTGACCCGGTACGGCGCTTTGACATAGCCGATGAGGGTCTTGGTGATGTAGTCTTTATTTTCTTCGGTTAATTCGCTCGGGATATCGTCGGTCGTATAGACGGTAAAGGGGTTCTTGATGGCCTTGACCGTCGTTGTCGTTTCCCCGCTCGTGACTTCGTGGTCCTCCAGCAGGTTGGCGATCGTTGCTTGCGGTTCTTCCAGCAGCAGGGCTACAATGCCGCGCTGGCTTCGGTTAATCGCTTCGATGCCCGCTTCGATGAACGAGATGTTAATCGAGGGCATACCTAATTTTGCCATTGCTTATCCTCCTGTTTCTTCTTTAGTGATGGTGTCCGG